TATCCAAATTATCATAAACCCATACCCCAAAATGAACTCCATTTACATCGTTGTTTAGATTGTTTGCTAATTGAATATCCCAACCTTTATTAAAGTGTATTCCTTTACCTGCGTCGTGTGTCGGGGGGTTAGTTCCAAGATTAGATTGTCTGAATTGTGCGTTGTTATTTCCCGTCTTCCATTCTATACTATCAAATCCTAATTCGGTATAATCACCATTCCATAAATAAAAAGTTCGTAATAAGTCCCAATACCCTTCAGTTTTTAATTCAACCACAAAGTTATTTTGTTCGCTTTGTTTTTGATATGATGGTAAATCATTTCCATTAGTAATACCCCTACCAATTACAGCAGTATATTCCAAAGAATAATAACCTAACGGGTCAAAAGCAGTAAAGTTGATATTAGTGGGGCAATCACACCCCGTAGTTGTAATATCCAATATACCACCTGAAACCATCGTTTCCCCTGAATAAAGGAAGTTTCCACTTGTATCTATTGTCTTACTTGATTGTCCTTCTTGAATGAAACCAGTAAAGTAATATGTTGAACCTGAACTACCACCAGCCATTCCTGAATAAGAATAATTACATAAAGCAGTTGTCCCACTAGTCGTTCCACTATCACTAAATAAATCCAATACAATAGTATCACCAGTAATGGTTGTTGTTAAATATTGTTGGATTGTTTCCGTAGGACACGGAACTATAAACGGGGGGATACAAGCAGTTTGTTCTATAGTAATTGTGATTGTAGCTTCAACACCACAAACACTTTCGGCAAATCTATCAGTAAAGTATGAATAACTTATTGGGGTTTGTAAGTAATAACCATAGTTGGTAAGTTGATTGATAAAGTAGTTAGTGAAGTCCCCCATAATTTCTTCACATAATGCCATACTATCCAACTGATTTGAATTGGTAGGATTATCCACATATTCATTTAACAAATCATATATCAACACCGAAAAGGTGATGTCTTGTGATGTGTCCCCTAATGTTGATGGTTGGGGAACGAAATGTATTGCGGGGCATTGGGTGATATAATCTTCCCTTGAATAATCAGACAAATTACCCCAACTGAAAGTTTGTAGAATGGGGTGTTCTGTTGTAAATGTCTTAAAGAATTGTATTAGATTTTTAATCGTCATTTTACAGCGTTTTTATATTTTTGGTTTTCCCTGTCGGCTTTATCTAACCTATATGATAAATACGATAATACCTCGTAAAGATTTAGTTTAAGGACTTGTCCTGTTTTCAATATGTCGTCTTGTGATGCCAGCATAAGTGATGAATAATAGAAATCTACTATTGATTGTAAAACTTCTTCTTTTGTTGTTTCTTCAGCTCGTTCATTTGTTCCTTCATCTTCAGCTTGTTCGCCATAGAGCCTGCCAAACTTTCGGTAAGTTTCTGTGCGAAAGTTATTAAAAAAAAAAGGGCTGAAGTGAATTGTCCCATAGGTATTCCACCAAAATCATATACACGACTTTCACATTCATTTAAGTCATAATCTATCAATTCCCTATCGTCCCCAACCTTATCTGATTTAAGGGGTTTGTATAAATGTGTTGCCAGTAATCTAATGTTTAATGGTTGTTGTCCCATAAACACTTCAAGATTTACCCATTCTTCATAACTGATTTCACTTGGTTTAATCAATCCATATTTCTTACCTTTGTGGGTAATTACTAAATCTAAATTACCATAATCGTCATCACCACCAAAATCACTTCTAATAACTGACGCTACAAAATTGATTTTGTGAAATGGAAGTTTAACCAATTCTGATTTGGGGGCATCTGTAAATCGTAATAACAATTCTAAATCCTTGATGTCCTGATTTTCCTTTTTTGTAAAGAATAAATAATCATCTATGGTTAGGGGTTTAATCTGGTATTCTTTTTCATCAATTACTAGTTTCATATAAAAGTATAATTTGGTTTTTTAGGTTTATCTACAAACTCCATCACCACATATCGTAGTGCGTCTAACAGGTGGTCTAGCCCTTCGGGGACATTCGTTAGTCGTCCGCTTCTATCCCTTTTGAACTTGTAATTCTTAAACTCTGTTATTAAGTCCGTTGATGTTTCTTTAATAAATATCTTAAAGGTTCGCATTTTCTGAAGTCCAAATAAAACTGAACCTGAACCTTTCTTCACACCCCTAATCTTGAACCCTGCTCTTTTAAGTTGTTCTATAGATTTTGGTTCTGAACTATCGGCTACTATTTCTGAACTTTTATCCAATCCAATTTCCCTTAACAGATAAATCAAATCTTCATTAGTTAGTCCCTGTTCGTAAATCAGTTGTTCTACATATAATTCCTTTTCACCTACCAGTTGGACTTTTACTACACCACAATAATCCGTTGCGAAACCCCAGTCCAATCCGTAGTAGGTTGCCTTAACATTCTTGGGTTCTTCTGTATATGTGTCTGGTTGAACGAAAATCTTTTCACGGGGGGGAACTATCTTTCCTTCAGCATAAATCAAATACAAGTCATAATCCGTGTGTTTTAAGTCCATTATTGACTGACGGATACTTTCTTCTAAAAAGGGGTTTTGGTGAAATGTGCTGATTATTAGTTCGGCATTCTTTTTCTTTTCGTAATCAAATCCCCACCAATCTTCTTCTACTTCAGGGTTGTATGCTCCGATGATATAATCTTCACAACGAATATCTAACTGAACGAAGCTATTTCTATCTATTGTATTTATTTCGTCAATCATAGCCAGGGTTGATTTGAGCCCCCTTAACTTACCTGTTGTATCATCAAGTCCGATGAACCTGACTATTGAACCATTATCAAATGTGTATGTTAAATCAACTTTATTTAGTGTGCCCTTGTCGTATATCCCCATCTGTTCTAATACTTCCTTAAAATCAATTAGAATGGTGTTCTTGATGGAAACCTGTGTGGCTCTGGCAATAGTAATGGAAATCTTTGGACGGGTTAGTGCTTCTATGATTAGGGTTTGGATTGCGGCAATAGTTTTTCCTGAACGGGAACTTCCACGAAGAAAGATATATCTATTCTTCTTTTTTGCTTCATCAATCTTTAAGTAAAGTTCCGTTGCTTGTATCTTCATCTTTGGGTTTGATAATTTGTATTTCTATCTGATTGTCGGGGGTAATAGGTTTATTATCCGTTGTGATGTCCGTTCTATCCACCCAACCACTATCTCTGTAGCAATTCTGAAGATAATACTTCATAAAGGTTGTATTCACATTCTTACCAGTATTTTCTTCCCATGCTTCTTCTGCTTTGGATATAAACCAAGCTTCCGCATATTGAAGTGCCTGTTTTATAGTGCCAGAAAAATCGGCATCTCTTTCCATAATTCTATACATTAAATCCCTTGAAATGCCAAGATGGTTGGCATAATGGATTTTGTTTTTACCCCTTCGTCCCAAATCCAATATATCTTCCTTCCAAGTAGAAGGCACCTTACCACGATGGACTAATGCTTCCATAGTAGTATATTTTGGGCGTCCCCTTCTTCTTTTACCTTCTTCCATATCTATAAATATATCCGTTCCTATAAATAAAAAAAACCCCTTGTTAGAAACAGGGGGTTTTACCAAAACAACATTTTTCTTATAACTTCTTTTCGTTATACAAGAATAATGTAGTTATTATTCAACTATAATCAATATTATCCACGATATTCTTTAGCGATATATTCGTCCAATCTTTCAAACTTGGAAGCCATATCTTTTGAATATCCGTTGATTACAAAATCTTCCAACATCGCTGTTGTTTTAATTAAGTCGGTAATGTTCGGACAATATCCGCACATTTGGTAATAATCCAAGCTCAACTTGAGCTGTGATTGTCTGATAATCTGTTTGTCTTTTTCTGTTGCTTGTGCCATATCTGTTGTTTTTTTTATACTAATAATATAACTAAAAGTGTTCCTAAAGTCAAGTTATTTCGTAGCGTTTCTTAAATTATCATTCAATAATTCAGGTGCCAAGTTGTATAAGATGTAAGAACACATTTCTACTAAATCATCATTAAATAAACATAGGGTAATATCTTTTTGTTTAACCATACCTGTTTTGGTGTGGTATGTTTCAGTAGTGAAGATTGTAGTTGTTTCATCATCAAAATCAAAATCGTCAGCGTCGTTTAGGAAGTGTAGTTTCATTTCTTTA